CAGCAAGTGGAGCAACTTCCATTGCAATAGGAAACAATGCAATAGCAAGTGGAGAATCATCTGCAGCTATTGGAGGAGAGAACGCAGTAGCAAGTGGAGATTATAGTTTTGCGGCTGGAGAGGGTACAACAGCAAGTGGAGATGGCTCAACAGCAATGGGAACTTTAACTACAGCAAGTGGAAATACCTCAACAGCTTTAGGAGATACTTCTACAGCTAGTGGACTTACCTCAACAGCTTTAGGTAATAATGCAGAAGCATCTGGTAATTACTCAGTAGCTATAGGTCAAAACGTAATTGCAAGCGGTACTATTTCACTAGCAATGGGTAATGGTTCAGACGCAACAGCCACAGCGTCTGTAGCTATAGGAAACAGACCACTAGCAAGTGGAACATCAGCAGTTGCTTTAGGGCAAGACACAGTATCAAGTGGAGATGCCTCTGTAGCTATGGGAGACACTACAACATCAAGTGGGTTAGCCTCAACTGCAATGGGAGGTGGCACAACAGCAAGTAATGGTCACTGTGTAGCAATGGGGAAAGGCTCAACAGCAAGTGGTAATGTAGCAACTGCAATGGGTTCTATTACACTAGCAAGTGGAGATGCCTCTGTAGCTATGGGGAGCAGCTCAACTGCAAGTGGAGATAACTCAACTGCTATGGGAGGTTCTACAACAGCAAGTGGAGATTTTTCTGTTGCAGCAGGTAAAAGTTGTCAGGCAAGTGGAAATGTCTCTGTAGCTATAGGTGATGCAAACGTAGCTTCAGGTTTTTATGCACAAGCTTATGGTAAAGATTCAGAAGCAAGTGGAGATAACTCTTTTGCTTTCGGAACATTCAGTACAACCACAGCAAGTGGAAATGGTTCTTTTTCCTTTGGAAATGGTAATGAATCTAAAGGCGAGGAGTCCTTTACTCTAGGCACATCTAATTCTGTAGACGGTGATTTTTCTTTTGCTATAGGTAACGGAAACCAAATAAATGCAACAGCAGGTAAAGCTTTTTCTACAGGTGATGCAAATCAGAATTCAGGTGCACAGTCTCATGCAATAGGAACGCAATTAAATGCTACTGATTTTAGACAAATAGTAATAGGCTCAAACAACATTCCACTTCCTGGTAGTGTAAACACGTGGACTAACACTCACAACTTACTAACTGTTGGTAATGGTCCTGACCCAGCTAATCAATCAAATGCTTTAGAGATAACAAAAGGAGGATTATTCAAACTTCCATCTTATGGTAGTGGTGCTATAACAGGTCTTCCTGCTAAGAGTTTATCAGTAGATGCTAGTGGTAATGTTATTGAAACACCTACTGTAACTAATACCTTTATAATAAATGGTATGGTAAACAACTTAGGTAGCCAAAGTAGCGGTCATGATTATATGGAGTGGACATCTAACATTACAGGAACTGACCAAATACCTTTATTTAGAAACCCTGTACAGCTTCAATTAGAAAAAGTAACATGGGTATGGATGGGAGAAACAGCTTTAAGTGTACCTGTTGGAACAAGTGTTGATTTTTCAATTGGTACAATTCCAAACAACACCAATCCTACACACCCTAATTATACAGTAGTAAGTAATATTTTTTCAATAGATAATAGTGATGATGGAACTTGGGCTTATGGCGATGCGTCTTTTGCTGCTGGAGCTATAGTGATACCTAAGCTTTCAAATATAGGAGTAGTAGGTGTAGAAACTGGAGCTATAACCCCAAATACTGGAGAGCTTTCTATATCCTTTTTCTTTAGAGAGGTATAGAAGAATTAATAAAATAAAATAAAATATAATGGATATAAGAAAAATATCTGTCGGCCCAGATTATAAATCTGGAGCTATGCATTATTTAGTAGGTCAAGAAGTTCTAAATGGAACACACAGAATTCATTTAATTAAATATGATTCTGATTTACAATCCTATAAAATATACATAGAAGATGATGATGTTGTTATTCTTTGGAAAGAGTTTAGTTCAGCTATGCCTGTATCCATTGAATACAATATAAACTTTTGAAATCACCAACTGACTTTATAGTAACACCTAGAGAAAACAAAAGATATTCCAACACAAAAAATATTGGTGGGATAGATTTTCTTGTTAGTTCATCGGAGGAAGATGCTAGGTATTCAAACAGGTATGCTGAAGTAAAAGCATTACCTATAAATTATTGTGGCCCTATAAAAGTAGGTGACACTCTTCTTGTTCATCACAATGTTTTTAAATTCTATAATGATATTAAGGGACGTAGAAAAAGCGGAAAAAGTTTTCTGAAAGACAATTTGTTTTTAGTTGACAGCGAACAGTTCTTTATGTTTAAACAAGATGATAAGTGGTATGCTCATGACAGGTATTGTTATGTTAAACCAATAAAAACAAAAGAATCCATTATATTTAAGAATACTAAAGAAGAGCCTTTAGTTGCTGAAATGATTTACCCTAATACTACACTGGTTAATCAAGGCGTAAAAAAGGGTGATTTAATATCTTTCAAACCAGAGAGTGAATATGAGTTTGAAGTAGATGGAGAAAAATTATATAGAATGTTTGACCACCAGATAACAATGATACTATGAAATTAAATCCAGAAGAAAGAAAAAAAAGACCTGTATTTACAGGTGTTATTAAATATTTTCCTCTTGCATTAATGGAAGTTTCAAGAGTTTCCTTACAAGGAAACAAACAACATCACCCAGATAAAAAATTACACTGGGACAGAAATAAATCAACAGACGATTACGATGCATTAGCTAGACATTTAATAGAAGCTGGAACAATTGATAACGATGGGATTCGACATACAGCTAAGGTGGCTTGGCGAGCTCTTGCATGTTTAGAAAAAGAACTTGAGAATGAAATCAAACAAGGAAATTAAATTAGAAATTATTGAGGCAGCCAGAAGAGCTGTTCATCAATTAATTAAGGTTGCTAAAGAAGATATTATTAAGCCAGACCCTGAAGATGATTTGGCAGCAGATAGACTTAAGAATGCAGCAGCTACTAAGAAGTTAGCTATATTTGATGCATTTGAAATACTAAGTAGAATAGAGGCAGAAAAAGAAGCTTTATCTCTAGCAGAAAGTAATAACAAAGTAGATACAAAACAAGGATTTGCAGAGCGTAGGTCAAAATAACGACATGTACAAAGTGGTACAAGATTACGTACCTAAATCCGTACTTACCAATAAGAACAAAAATAAAAGTTGGGAGTATGGATACAACAAGAAGTATGACTTTGTCTGTATATCTAGAAGTGGTGAGCTTGGAGAGATTATAAATATACAAGGTCTTATTATTGGTCTACCCAAACAACCAAAAAAAATACATTCACGTTCAAATAAAAAATCTGAACAATACTGGGAAAGAATAGATATTCCAAAACCTCTTAGTAAAATTCAATCTATATTTCAATGGAATGAAATGCCTAGTGAGTTTAAAAACAACTGGGTTGATTATATTGAGAATGAATTTGATAATAGAGAATTAGGTTATTGGTTTATGAATAATGGAGTTCCTACATACATATCAGGAGCTCACTACATGTACTTGCAATGGACATCTATAGATGTTGGTTACCCAGATTACAGAGAAGCTAATAGAATATTTTATTTGTATTGGGAGGCATGCAAGGCTGACAACAGAAGTTTTGGGATGACTTATTTGAAAATAAGGCGTTCAGGTTTTTCTTACATGGGCTCTTCAGAGAGTGTCAATACAGGAACTCTCGCAAAAGATGCGAGGGTTGGTATACTATCTAAAACAGGAGCAGATGCTAAAAAAATGTTTACTGATAAAGTTGTTCCTATAGCAAACAGACTCCCATTCTTCTTCAAGCCTATACAAGATGGTATGGATAAACCCAAGACAGAGTTAGCGTTTAGAATACCAGCGTCTAAGATAACAAAGAAAAACATGTATGATGCTGATAAAGAAGAGCTGTTAGGATTAGATACAACTATAGATTGGAAGAATACAGATGACAACTCCTATGATGGTGAGAAGTTATTATTGTTAGTGCATGATGAAAGTGGTAAATGGATAAAACCAAATAATATTTTAAACAACTGGCGTGTAACAAAAACTTGTTTGCGTTTAGGTAGTAAGATTATAGGTAAATGCATGATGGGTTCTACTTCTAATGCATTGAGCAAGGGTGGAGATAATTTTAAAAAATTATACGAGGATTCATCATTGAGTAAGCGTAATTCTAATGGCCAAACTAAAAGCGGATTATATAACTTATTTATTCCAATGGAATGGAATATGGAGGGATTTATAGATAGATATGGATTACCTGTTTTTAGAAAGCCTACAGAAAAAACTATTGGTGTTGATGGTGAGGTTATAGAGAATGGTGCGATAGATTATTGGGAAGCAGAAGTTGAAAGTTTAAAGAATGACCCTGATGCTTTGAACGAATTCTATAGACAGTTTCCAAGAACTGAGTCACATGCTTTCAGAGATGAGAGTAAACAATCTTTATTTAATTTAACAAAGATATATCAGCAGATTGATTATAATGACTCTACTATAAAAGAACATCATTTAACAAGAGGTTCATTTTCATGGAAAGACGGAATAAAAGATTCTAAAGTTATATGGACACCTAACAATCGTGGAAGATTCCTGGTGTCATGGACACCCAATAAAAATTTACAGAATAGAGTCATAAACAGGAATGGGAAAAAGATGCCAGGTAATGAACACCTGGGTGCGTTTGGGTGTGATAGTTATGACATATCTGGAACAGTAGGTGGAAGAGGTTCTAATGGTGCACTACATGGCCTGACAAAATTTAACATGGACGAAGCTCCAAGCAATGAGTTTTTCTTAGAGTATGTAGCAAGACCTCAAACCGCAGAAATATTTTTTGAAGAAGTGTTAATGGCTTGTGTGTTTTATGGAATGCCAATACTTGTTGAGAATAACAAACCTAGGCTTTTGTATCATTTTAAAAACAGAGGATATAGAGCTTTTAGTATGAACAGACCTGATAAGGTTTTTAATAAATTATCAAGAACAGAAAAAGAATTAGGAGGTATACCAAACTCCAGTGAGGATATAAAACAAGCTCATGCAGCTGCAATAGAATCGTATATAGAAAAACATATTGGTTTAGATATGGAGGGTACATTTAGAGACTCTGACCTTATGGGGTCTATGCCATTTACCAGGACTCTAGAAGACTGGGCTAAGTTTGATATAAGCAACAGAACTAGATTTGATGCGTCTATTAGTAGTGGTTTAGCAATTATGGCTTGTCAAAAGCATCTTTATACACCTGAAAAGAAAAGCTCAAAAATTTCCATTAACTTTGCAAGGTATACCAATAAGGGATTAATAAGCGATTTAATTAGATAGATGAAAGAAGTTAAAATAGATATTTCATCTGTAGGATTCCCTAGTCAATTTGTATCAGATGCAGAAAAAGCCACTGATGAGTTTGGCTTACAGATAGGGCAAGCAATACAGTATGAGTGGTTTAGAAAAGACGGCAATGGCTGTCGTTATTATAACCAATGGCGAGATTTTCACAGATTACGTTTATACGCAAGAGGTGAACAATCAGTTGGAAAATACAAAAATGAACTAGCAGTAGACGGAGATTTATCTTATCTTAATCTCGATTGGACACCTGTCCCTATACTCCCTAAGTTTGTTGACATTGTGGTTAATGGAATGTCAGACAGACTTTTTAAAGTAAAAGCTTATGCACAAGATGCATTATCCCAAGGTAAAAGAAGCAAGTATCAAGATATGGTTGAGGGCCAGATGGCAGCAAAAGACATACTCTTAGATATTAAAAATATGACAGGAGCAGACCCATTTACAATGGACCCTGATTCTCTTCCTGAAAATGACGAAGAACTTACACTATACATGCAGCTTAATTATAAGCCAGCTATAGAGATAGCTGAAGAAGAAGCTATTGATACTATGTTTCAAGAAAATCATTATGCAGACACACGTAAGCGTATTGATTATGATTTAACAGTATTAGGTATTGGTGTAGCTAAGCATGAGTTTTTACCAGGTTCTGGTGTAGAGATTAAGTACGTTGACCCTGCTAATGTTGTGTATAGTTATACTGAAGACCCACATTTTAAAGATTGTTTTTATTGGGGTGAAATTAAAGTTGTTCCTATTACGGAGCTTCTAAAAATTGACCCAAAATTAACTAATGAAGATTTAGATAAAATATCTAAATATAGTCAAAGCTGGTATGATTACTACAACGTAGCACAGTATTATCAGAACGATATATTTTATAGAGACACAGTAACTTTAATGTACTTCAATTATAAAACCACTAAGAAGATGGTTTATAAGAAAAAAGTTACGGACAGTGGAGCTATGAAGATGATAGAAAAAGATGACCAGTTCAACCCTCCACCAGAAATGATGGAAGAGGGTAGGTTTGAAAAAGTTTCAAAAACTATTGACGTTTGGTATGATGGGATAATGGTGATGGGTACTGATATTCTTTTGAAGTGGGAGCTAGCCAGTAATATGGTTCGTCCTCAGTCTTCTTCACAACACGCATTACCAAATTATGTAGCTGTAGCACCAAGAATGTATAAAGGTGTGATTGAGTCATTGGTTAGAAGAATGATTCCTTTTGCTGATTTGATTCAGATTACACATTTGAAATTACAACAAGTTATAGCCAGGACTGTACCTGATGGAGTGTTTATAGATGCAGATGGATTAAATGAAGTTGACCTGGGGACAGGAGCTGCGTATAATCCTGAAGACGCATTAAGACTATATTTCCAAACAGGTTCTGTAATTGGTAGAAGCTATACACAAGACGGAGACTTCAATCAGGCGAGAGTTCCTATACAGCAGCTTACATCTAATAGTGGTGCTAGTAAAACCCAGATGCTTATTACAAACTATAATCATTATCTAAACATGATTAGAACTGTAACAGGATTAAATGAAGCCAGAGATGGCTCAACGCCTGACCCTAACTCTTTAGTTGGATTACAGAAGCTTGCAGCGTTAAACTCTAATACAGCTACTAGACATATACTTCAAGGAAGCTTGTATGTTTACAGAACGCTGGCAGAAGCTTTAACTTATAGAGTAGCGGATATATTAGAGTACTCTGATTTCAAAGAAGATTTTATAAATAAAATAGGAAAGTATAACGTAAGTATACTTAACGACATATCTGATTTATATATTTATGACTTCGGTATCTTTATTGAGGTTTCACCTGATGAAGAAGAGAAAGCTCAGCTTGAGGCTAATATCCAAATGGCTTTATCTAAACAAGATATAAATCTGGAAGATGCTATTGATATAAGAGAAATTAAAAACATTAAACTTGCTAATCAATTACTTAAGGTAAAAAGAAAACAAAAGCAAGAACGTGATGAGAAGAATGCTATGTTAAAGCAACAGATGCAAGCCGCTCAGCAATTAAAGTCTCAGCAAATGGCTGCGCAAGCAGCTATGCAAAAATCTCAAGCAGAGATGAATGCTAAGATGCAAATTAAACAAGCCGAGATAGCTTTTGAAATTGAGAAGATGAAGAATGAAGCTATGCTAAAAAGTCAATTGATGGCAGAAGAGTTTAATTATAATCAACAGTTGAGAGGAATGTCAGAAGAGGCTCTAGCTAAGAGAGAGGTTCAAAGAGAAACAGCTAAAGCTTCTCGTATAAGTCAACAAAATACAGAGCAGTCTAAGTTAATTAATCAAAGAAAAAATAACTTACCTCCTCAAAACTTTGAGTCTAATGAAGATAGTTTAGATGGGTTTGATTTAGCAGAATTTGACCCAAGATAAACTAAATAAATTATAATTGTTTAATGTACTATATTTGTACTAAAATTTAATCTAATGGAAATAAAAGTAAAAGAAGTGGGTGTTGTTGAAGAAAAGTCAGCAGCTGAAATAGAAGAAAATCTAATTGAAAAGGTTGAACAGCAACACGAAGAGCAGACACAGCCAGAAGCTGTAGAGCAAACCGCAGCTCCTGAGGAAACGCAAGGTGCTGAACTAAAAGAAGAAGACGTTCTTAGTTTTATTAAGAATAGATATGATAAGGACATATCATCGGTAGACCAATTGTTTGAAGAAAAAGAAAACAATATTGAACTACCAGAAGATGTGTCAGCTTATTTTGAATATAAAAAGAAAACTGGTCGTGGCATTGAAGATTATGTTAAATTAAACAGAGACTTTGATTCCTTAGATGAAGACCAAATTTTAACTGAGTATCTTTTAGCCACTGAAGAGGGCATTGATAAAGAAGATGTTGAATTATTGATGGAAGATTATTCATATGATGAGGAACTTGACGATGAATCTGATATTAAAAGAGCTAAGTTAAAAAAGAAAAAAGCAATTGTAAAAGCTAAAAAGTTTTTCAATGAACAAAAAGAAATGTATCGCCAGCCACTTGAGTCAAGTGTAACTGGTATTTCTGAGGACAATGAAGACTATAAAGCTTACAAGCAATACGTTGAGAATGCAAAGACTCAGTCAGAAGAGCAGGCTAGGAAAGTAGATTTCTTTAACAAAGAAACTGACAAGGTGCTTAATCAAGACTTTAAAGGTTTTAAGGTCAGTATTGATGACGCTAATTTGTTGTACAATCCTGGAGGTTCTGTAGAAGAGATTAAGAAATCTCAATCAAGCGTTATTAATTTTATTAATAATCATTTGAATGAAGATGGATTAGTTAAAGATGCGGCTGAGTATCATAAAGCATTAGCAGCAGCAATGAACCCTGACAAGTTCGCAAGGTTTTTTTACGAACAAGGTAAGGCAGCAGCAACGGAAGACGTAACTAGAAAAATGAAAAATATTAATATGTCTACACGTTCTGCTCCAGAAGTTGTTTCTAAAGGAGGAACTCAGTTTCGTGCAATTAATCCAAGCGAGAGCAGAGGTTTAAAGATTAAGAGTATTAAAAGAAAAAATTAACAACATTTTAAAAATTAAAAAATGGCAGGACAATTATTAGGGCCAGATACTGTACCAGTAGGACCAGGGTTTGCGCTACAGCCAGCACCACAACAAGTGCCGTTGGCTACAAATTACATTACTGATTTCAACTTTTTGAATCAGTACTTACCAGACACTTATGAAAAAGAATTTGAGCGTTATGGTAATAGAACTATTTCTTCTTTCTTACGTTTAGTAGGAGCTGAGCTACCAAGTAACTCAGACCTAGTAAAGTGGGCAGAGCAAGGAAGATTACACACTAAATATACAGAGTGTGGAACAGGAGCAGTAGTTGATGGAGACAATGTAACATTCGACATTAACGATGCATTAGTACCAGACAGAGC